CGGCCATCGCGCAGGATTACAGCCCCACGCGGCACGCCCGAGAGGACTATCGCGAGGACTCGAAGGACAGCGAGGGCAAGTCTCGCCAGCACAATATCGTCTGGGTGCACGAGAACGTGGTCCGCCGCGGCGGCGAGGACTGGCACTTTTTCACGCTCGGCACATCGCACCTGCTTTCCGAGGCGGTCCCGCTGCAGGATAAATATCTGCACCGCGAGCGGCCGTGGGTCATCGGCTGTTCAAATCTCGAGGCGCACCGGCTGTTTCCATCCGCCATGACGGAGTTGACCGAGGATCTGCAGCAGCAGGCTAACGAGATCGCCAACCAGCGCATCGACAACGTGCGCTTGGCCATGAACCCGCGCTTTTTCTACAAGAACAACGCCGGCGTCGACCTTGCCGCCTTGCGCAGATCCACGCCCGGCGGGCCCGTCGGCATGAAGCACCCGGGCGGAACGGACCCGGACGTGCAGATGGACCGGCCCCCGGAGGTCACCAAGTCGGCCTATGCCGAACAAGATCGGCTCAACGTCGACTTCGACGAGATCGCCGGCTCTTTCTCCACCTCGAGCGTACAGACCAACCGGCAGCTCAACGAGACGGTCGGCGGCATGGAAATGCTGCAGGGCGGCGCCTCCATGCTGCAGGACTATGACCTTCGCATTTTTGCGGAAACCTGGGTCGAGCCCGTGCTGACGCAGCTCGTGAAGCTCGAGCAGGCCTACGAGACCGACGAGGCCATCCTGGCCGTGGCCGGCAAGAAGGCGCAGCTCATGCAGCGCTTCGGGACCGACGAAGTGACGGACGAAATCCTGCAGGGGCAATTCAACGTCCGCGTCAACGTCGGCATCGGCGCGACCGATCCGAAGCAGCGCCTCGATCGCTTCATGGTTGGCGCGACGGCCCTGCAGAAGCTCCTCGGCGACAGTCTGGCCATGGACATCGACAAACAGGCCGTGGCCGCCGAGGTGTTTGGCATCCTGGGCTACCGCGACGGCTCCCGATTCTTCATGTGGGACGACAAGAACCCGCGCATCGCGCAAATGCAGAAGATAATCGACGAGCTCAAGAAGGCGCTCGAGGACAAGACCATGGAGTTCAAGGCCAAGGCCGGCATGGAAATGCTCAAGGCCAAGACGACGCTGGCCCGCGAGAACATGAGCAACTCGACCGACATCCTGATCGAGATCATGAACCAAATGGCCAATCAGGTTGCGGCGCAAGAGGCGCAGCGGTCGCAGGAATTCAACGCCGCGACGCAAAGCCGAGAGGCCCAGGCCAACCGGCAATTCGAGACCCAGAAAACCGCGTTCAGCGCTGCCCAGGCCCTACAGGTGCAAGAGGCCAAGGCGGCAGAGGCGAGGCAATCAATCAACGGCTCCGGAGGTGGCGCCTAGTGGCGGAGGAAGATCGCCCGGACCCGTTCGTCGACCATGAGCTGGTCGCGGTGGCCCGGGTTGGCATGGACGTCGAAAGAGAGCTCGCGTCCTCCCCGACGTGGATAGCCATTCGAGAGGCAGCCAAGGCGCACGAACACGAATGGACGGAGGAGCTGGTCGGCGCTTCGCCGACCGACATCGACAGGATCATCACCTGCAAGATCAACATCTACGCGGTGCGTGCCATGGAGGGGTTTATTGCCTCAATCCTGGCGGGCAGCGATGAGGCAATCGCGACGCTGGAGACGATGGACACCCCAGACGACGTGTAGTGGAGATCCTTGCCGCCAGGTAGGCGGTGTGGCGGGACCGGTCCCGTCCGGTATCCCAAACAAGTCCATGTAGGACTAGCGAAGCGGCGCGGCTGTGCACGGCCGCGCCACTTCCATCACCAGGGCCGCCAGGAGGGCGGCTTTTTTCATGACAGGAGAGTCAATCATGGTCGACACCACCCCGAACCAGGGCGTGTCGGAGGAGCCCGGCGCGGAGCCGCAGGTCGATCCGACACCAGTCACGGACGACATCAACCCGAACCGGCAAAAGCTCAAGGATATTTACGCCAAGCGGCGCGCCCTACTCGAGGAAGAGCTGAATGAGGGGCGCGATCCGGAGGCGGAACCTATCACTCTGACGCCGGCGGGCGCGGAGCTCGATGCGGCGCCGGCGGAGCCGGCCACCGGTGAGGAACCGGGAGCGGCGACCGAGCCCGGCGCCGAACCTGCGCCTGGCGCGGAGCCGGCGCCAAAGGAGAAGGCGAAGGCCGATCAGGCGGCCGCGGTGCCTGACGGCGGCGACGAGCCGGAGCCCATGATCACCGTCAATCACGGCGGCAAGATTTTCAAGGTGCCGGCGAGTTCGATCACCGTGCCGGTGAAGGTCAACCGTGAGGACAAGGAGGTCTCCGGCAAGGACGTGATCGGCGGCTTTCAGATGGCTTCCGCCGGCCAGGCCAAGCTACGCGAGGCCAACGAGAGGCTGCAGGAAGCCTATCGCGTCGAACAACTGAACAAGCTGGCACGGGGCGCCAGTCCATCGTCGGCGACGACGACGCCGACGCCAGCAAACCCACCCGCGGCGCCTTCGCCGGTCGACGATTTGGCCGACGAAGAAATCAACGAAATGGCGCGCAAGCTGCAATACGGCGAAGAGGGCGAGGCGGCGGAGGTTATCCGCCAACTGCGCGCCGCCGCAAAGGCAGCCGACAAGCCGCAATCCGATGAGGCGTTGATCAATTCGGTAGCCGAACGTGTCACCGCCATCGTGAAGGAGAACAACGACAACCAGGCGGTCTTGCAGGACACCCTCAAGGCCTACCCGCAAATCTTTCAAGATCTCGTGCTCAAGAACACGGCGATCAGCTTTGTTCACCAGATCCGCGCCAAGGATCTCACGGATCTCGGTTACGACCTGAGGGGCACCACAACCGACCAGTGGGCCAACCAGTATCGAGCCGAGCAACAACGCGGCACCGTTCGCGACAACCGCGCGCTATTCGCACTCGCGGCCGAGACCACCCTCGATTGGGCCAAGAAAGTTGGCGCAAACCTGGGCGTCGAACCGGCACCGCCAGCGGAAGGCGCATTGCCGAACGGCGCACCGGCCCAACCGAAAACCCTCACGCAGAAGCGCGAGGCCAAGCGGGCCGCCGGGGCGCCGCCGAAACCAGCCGCAGGATTCCAGGCCAGTCAGCCTCAAGACCCGAGGCCAAAGACTGGACCCGAGAAGGTGGCCGAAATGCGCAGGGCGCGGGGTCAGCCCGTCTAGCCCTTTCATTCACATCACGGGGCGACAGCCCCCTCCAGGTAGGAGACTTTGACTATGGCAGGCCAACTTTGGGTCACCAACAGCCTGGGCGGCTACATGTACGCCGACCAGTTGAGCGAAATAATGCGGCTTTCCGTTCAGCCGCTCGTGAAGTTTCGACAGTTCTGCGATGGCAAGGACGCCACGGAAAAGGGGCTTCACAAGGGGCAATTGTTCCATTGGGACGTCTATAGTGACATTGCCACTCAGGGCGGCGTTTTGGTGGAAACCACAACCATGCCCGAGAGCAACTTCACTATCACCCAAGGTACATTGACCATCACCGAGCAGGGAAATTCCATCCCCTACTCCGGCAAGCTGGACAACCTCTCCAAGCAGCCGATCACCGAGGCGATCAACAAGGTCCTCAAGCACGACGCGAAAAAGGCCTTCGACATCGCCGCCCACACGCAGTTCGACGCGACCCCGCTGCGGGTGGTCGGTGGCACCGCAGGCTCGATCAGCTTGACCACCAACGGCACCGCGACGGCGACCAACTCGATCGCGCTCGGCGCCGCGCACGTCAAGACCATCGTCGACACCATGAAAGAGCGAAATGTGCCGCCCTATTCGATGGACGACTATTTCTGCATGGCCCATCCGACCACGCTGCGGACGTTCAAGAACGATCTGGAGGACATCCACAAGTACGTCGGTGAAGGCTTGCAAATGATCATGAACGGCGAAGTCGGCCGTTATGAGTCGACCCGCTTCGTCGAGCAAACCTTCATCCCGAAGGGCGGCGCCGCGGATAGCAGCGCGTTCAATCCGGCAACCAACACCGGCGACCCGTGGGACAACGCGCTCAGTTCGTGGGCGTTCTTCTTCGGCGAGGATACCTGCGCGGAGGCCATGGCCATCCCCGAGGAAATCCGAGGCAAGATCCCGGGTGACTACGGTCGCTCGAAGGGCGTTGCCTGGTACTACCTGGGTAAACAAAACTGCCCCGTCGCCGCGCAAGCGGCGAATGACAACTGTGTGAACTCAGGGGAACTCCTCGCCGCGTGAGCGGACGGACAATCCTGATCCAAGCCCCCCTGATCAAAGTCCCGGGGGAAGGAGCAACGACCATCCCGAAAGGGAGTAGGGCCAAGCGGCCCGAAGCGCACAGCGGCCTCCGAAATCGAGGTCGATGATATGGTCTGAACTTGCTGGAAACAGCAAGCTGCCTCTGGTATTATTCCACGGTTTCAAGGAGCCGCGGAATGGACCGGAAACTTGTAGACGCTTTCAACCGAAAGTACGAAGTCGACCGCAAGGCGGGGTGCTGGATTTGGACGGCATCGACAGCCGGCAAGGGCTACGGACAAATTAAGATCCCAGGCACTCGCCGGCAGATTTACGCGCACCGACTTTCGTACCTTATCCATCGCGGAGATATCCCCGATGGCATGATGGTCTGTCACCGTTGTGATACGCCGCGTTGTGTCAATCCTAAGCATCTTTTCTTGGAGACCGGTAAGGGGAATCTCCAGGACATGAAGGCGAAGGATCGGCATCTTCGAGGCACACGCAACAAGCAGGCCAAACTCACCGAGCCTGACGTAGAGCGCATCCATGATTTGCATGAATCTGGGTGGTCTACGCACAGGATCGCCGAGCAGTTCCCCGTTGGTCAGATGACCATCTGGCGGATCGTGAACGGCCTGCGGTGGGAGCGTGTCTACAAGAAGCGGCGCGGGATTAGCGGCCCCGCGTGAACATATTTGGGTTACGGCATCGTCCACACGACCGCGGCACAGGCCCGCATCTTCAAGTGGGATTCGGCCGTCTAGGTCTTAAGGGAACCTCCCTACCCTTGGGGCCGCTGGCTAGAAACCGGCGGCCCCAGTTTTTTGAAAGGGGATATGACCCATGTCTTACGACAATCCAATCGCGATCAGCTTCGCCTTTCCGACGCACGACTTCGGCGCCGGCGCCGGCGCTGTATCGTTCAAGGGGCCTCCGGGAAAAACCGGGCGCCTGATCGACATCGCCGTGCACGTCACGGAAACCTTCAACCAGGTCACCACGCCGGGTTATGTGCGTGTCGGCACGGGAGCCAATCCGGATGCCTACGCCGAACTCAACATGGGCGCGGCGGCGAATACCGATACCTGGAATACCCAGGATGATCCGGACGCCATCATCGACAGTGGCTTGCCGGCGGACACTCAGATCGAGGTGGCCTTCGTTGCCCCGACTGGCGGCACCCCCGCCGGCATTGGCAACGTCACCATCGCGACCGAGTGGTACTAGGCGACGACCGCAACCCGAGGGAGTTTGTTCGCATGTCACAGGAACGCGAGCGCATGGGGGCTGACCTTCCCAATCGAGGCCAGTCCCACAATACCGGCTTTGGCGCGACCAAGGCCGACTTGAAGCGCGGCTACATCGAAACCGCGCAACCACCTGTCTACGACGACCCGCACCCACAGCGCAGGCCGCCGGCGGACACCGACCCGGCGGACACCGACAAGGAGCCGTTTCGTGAGCCCGGCGGCTTCGTGAGCCGAACCGGGTTCAGCACAGAGCGCAACTGACACGGCGCACCAGCAACGGCCAGCTCGATCGAGCTGGCCAAAACACCCAAGGAGACCACTATGGAAAAGAAAGCAGGCGGAACCGTCACCGAGAAGGTGTCGGCCAAGGGGGCGAGCACCATCAAGACGCCGTACCCCATGGACAACTCCGGCTTCCATGGCCCGGCCGAGAGGGGCAATGATATGCCCGAGGCGGCCGGTGGCGCGGCCGGCGGATACGGCTCGAGCACCAAGCGCGGCGCGAAGAGCTAACCGGGGAGGATGGCAGTGGCAAAGAAACTCGACAGAGATAGGCCCTACGGCCAGATCTACCCGCCACAGGGCGGCGCCCACTTTGAGCAGGATCACAAGTTTTTCGACCAGCATGGCCGTCAGGTCATAAAGGCCGGAGAGCTTGCCGCAGAGGGCGCCGCCGCCGACCCTGGTGACGGTGGGGCGCCGTCGGTATCGGAGGTGGCGCCGGCGGCGCCGCCAGACGTGCCAACCCCAGGGACCGAACCGGAGACAGTGACGGAGCCGCCATCGCCATCGCCACCGCCACCGGAAACGGAAACGGAAACGGGACCGGAAACGGCCGAGGATGCACCGGTGCCGCCCGTTGATACCAAGCCAGAGCTTGGGCCGATCGACCCGGACATGCCCTGGACCCTGCTACGTGAGACGATCCAAAGCCGTTTTGGCGTGAGGGTCTCGAACAAGCAGGAAGCGCTTGCGCTTCTCGACACAGCCGGGCTGATGCCCTGATGGCCTGGGATATTAACGACCCCCAGGGCAACGAGGCAGCCAAGATCGCGCCCTTCATCGTGCCGTACACCAGGGGACGTATCCTAGATCTGGGATGCGGCCCCTGGCGCGCCTTCCCTCACTTTATCGGAATCGATAGCGGCAAGCAGTACGGCCGGCCAATCAACGAGGTGGCCAACATTACCGGCGACTGCGAGGATTTGAGCCTGTTCGCCGACGCCTCCATGGACGGGGTCTTCTCGTCGCACCTGCTCGAACACATCGAGGACACCCGGGCGGCCTTGACCGAATGGTGGCGGGTGATCAAGCCCGGGGGCCATCTGGTGCTCTATCTGCCGGATGCGGACGAATACCCGAACATCGGCGAAGAGGGCGCCAACCCGGATCACAAACGGGATTTTAGGCCGCAAGACATCACCGACCACATGGAGGCGGTTGCCCGTCTATCCGGTCATGGTTGGGACCAGGTTGAGGACGAGCGCCGTAACGGCCCGGGAGAATATTCGTTTTTCCAGGCCTACCGAAAGCACGAGCTGGCAGCCGGGACCGGATCTGTAGCGCGCTGCTTTCACCGGCCCTGGCGGCGCCAGCCCAACTCTTGTCTGGTAGTCAGATATGGGGCATGGGGCGACCACATCATGGCCAGCTCGGCGCTTCGCGCGCTGAAAGAGAAGGGCCTGCACGTCACCTACAACTGCGAGCCGCGCGGCCAGGACATCCTGCGCGAAGACCCGCACATCGACGCCTGGATCGTGCAGGACACCGACCAGGTGCCAAATCAAGTGCTCGGCGAATACTGGCGCCGCCTGGCCGAGCGCTACGACCACGTCTACAACCTCTCGGAGTCGATCGAGGGCGCCCTGTTGCCGCCGCCAGGGCGCTTCAACCACGGCTGGGACGACAACGTGCGGCGCAAGATCATGGGCACGGTCAACTATCTCGATCGCACCCACGACCTGTGCGACGTGCCGCGTGGCGCGCGGCCGCGTTTCTGCCCGACTGCCCGTGAGAGGGTGCAGGCCAAGAAAACGCGCGACAAGATGACCAAGTCCGGCCGTCACCCGCTGATCATGTGGGTGCTGTCCGGGTCGTCCGGCCACAAGACTTGGCCGTGGATCGACAGCGCGATCGCCTCTCTCATGCTCAGCAGCGACGCGCGCATCGTCACCGTCGGCAACGAGTATGACCGGATGCTAGAGCGCGGCTGGGAAAACGAGAGGCGGGTGCACAAGCGCGCCGGCAAGATGAGCATTCGCGAAACCCTGGCGCTGGCGCAGGTGGCCGACATCGTGGTGGGGGCGGAGACTGGCGTGCTCAACGCCGTCTCGATGGAACCGAATGTCGCCAAGGTGATCATCCTGAGCCACTCGAGCCACGAAAACCTGACACGGGATTGGGTGAACGCGGAGGTCTTTGAGTCGCGGGGCTGCCCAAAGTCTCCTTGTCACCAACTGCACTACACCTTCGAGCATTGCTTCCGGTCGGAAGAAACAGGCGCCTCGTTGTGCGCCACCAGCATCACGCCAGAGCGCATGGTCGCGGCGATCATGGGCCTGCTGGGTAAGGCCAGCGAGGCGGCGGCGTGAGCGAGGTCCGGCGCCTTCGCCTGGCCAAGCCGGAGCCGAACAGGGATGTGATCGAGACCATCGAGGAATTGTTGGCTAAGGCTAAGAGCGGAGAGTTAAAGGCGATCGGCTTCTGCATGATCGTCGGCGGGGGGTTTATCGGTACTGGATGGACCCTTGCCAAAGGTGCCTCCGGCCACGAAATGCTCTCGGCCATCACCGTCCTGCAGCATCGGTTTATATCGTGGTTTGACAGCGGGGGCGCCTGATGACCGTCGACTACGGCACCCTCATCGCCGACAAGACCAACGAAGGCTCGATCAAGAATTGGGTCAACAACACCCTGGTGCCGTCGGGCATCGTTCTTTCCATGGCAGAGGAGTTCATTTACCGCCGGCTGCGCGTGCGCCAGATGCTCGTGGTCGCGACCGGCAATATGGTCGCCGATCAAGACTACGTGGCAACCCCGGATCGGTACGTGGGGCCGCGCAGCTTTTGGATCAGCGGCGTCAACAGGGCCAAGCTCACCCACAAGCTCCTCGAGGACGTCGAGGAGGCCAGAAATTACGACACGGCCGGCGACCCGGTTTCGCAAAAGCCGAAAATGTTCTGGTGTAGCGACACCCGGGTGAATTTCGAGTGCCCGGCGCTCGAGGTCTATCCCTATCGCTTCACGCACTATGCGCAGCTTGCAGCCCTGGGCGGCGACAACGAGACAAACTTTCTGACGGATCGGCACCCGCTTCTCCTCACGAGCGCGTGCCTGTGGGCGGCCAATCTATGGCTTCGCAAGGGCGAGGACGCCCTGTACTACCAAAAGCTCGCGACGGACGAAATCGACACCCTGAACGGCGAATTCGGCGCCGAGCAAGGCGCGGATCTGGATCTGCCGGTTGTCGTGATGTAGCCGGGCTGAGCAATAGAAAGGGCACGCCAGGATGGCCAGCTCATATACCGCGAGTCTCCTGCTCGAGAAGACTGCCACCGGCGAGCAAGAGAACACCTGGGGAGACACCCTCGGTACCAATTTCGACAATATCGACACAGCCATCGCCGGCGCCCTGAGCAAGAGCGTCGCCGGCAGTTCGAATGTGAACCTGACCGCCGCCGAGGCGCTCAACAAGGTCATCACCCTCACCGGCGTGCTCACCGGCAGCATCAATGTCGTCGTGCCGACGCCGGAGCAGGTTTGGTTTATCGACAATCAGACCAGCGGCGCCTTCACGATCACGGTCAAGACCAGCGGTGGCACCGGCATAGTCGTGCCGCAGGGCGAAGCCGTCTGGCTACGCTCCGACGGCACCAATGTGGTCGCCATGGTCATCGGCGCCTCCGGCTACGCCGGCTCCGGCAGCGTGGTCACCACCCAGGGCGACTTGATCGTCGCGGATTCCGGGGGGGCGCCCGCGCGCCTCGCGATCGGCACCGCGAGCTACGTGCTCACCTCGGACGGGAACACCGCGGCCTGGACGGCACCCGCCGCGGTAAGCCCGTCGATCCCCGCCGGCGCCAAGATGCTCTTCCAGTCGACCGCGGCGCCGACCGGTTGGACCAAGGACACCACGCACAACAACAAGGCGCTGCGCATCGTCAGCGGCTCAGTCGGCACCGGCGGCTCGTCGGCCTTCTCCAGCGTGTTCGGATCGAGCATTTCAACCGGCGCGCACACTCTCACGTCATCTGATTTGCCAGCCCATACTCACGCCGCCGGCAGCTTGGTCACGGCGAGCAACGGCGCGCACACGCATACATCAATAGCCACCGGAGGCGCTAGCACCGGCCTGACTGCATCCGGCTCACCGCTCGCGCAATCAGGCGCAACCAGTTCGGACGGCGCCCACACACACGCCATCACCGGCACCACCGGCTCGACCGGCTCTGGCGGCGGCCACAGCCACACCATGCCGATGGATATTCAATACGTCGATTTCATCATCGCCACAAAAGATTAGCGAAGGACCAGGCGATGCGCGCGCTTGTCCCGGCATTGGCGGCGATCGCGGTTGCCGCAACGCCGGCCCAGGCGCAGCGGGTGTGCCTGCCGCGCGATGACATGCTCGCCGGCCTGGCCAAGCGCTACAACGAGGCCCCGATGGCCGGCGCGGTGACCTACGACGGCAACCTGATCGAGCTTGTTTCGACGCCGGACGGGCTGACCTGGACGCTGATTATCACCACGCCGGACAAGCGATCCTGCATCGTGAGCAACGGCGAATCTTGGCGGCGGCGCCTGGTGCCGCTGAGCGATCCGCGCATCTAATCGGGAAGGACCATTCATGGAAGTCAGAATCGCCGATTGTCCGCTCGGGGCCAAATGCGAAGAGGTCAAGGAAGAGGGCGGCCGCCAGGTGATGTACCGCTGTCCCTGGTACACGAAGCTGGACGGCGCCAACCCGCAGAACGGCGACAAGATCGAGGAATGGGGCTGTGCTATCGCCTGGAC